AACGCAAAGAAAACGGGAGCCACAGACGAAGAGTTTAATTCAGTAGTTACTACTCTTAATAATGGCGGAATGACCCCTGATATTGGCAGTGCGATTATGTCAGACCCAGACGGTTATTTTATTGCTAAGCATTTGGCAGCTAACCCGCAGGAAGCTCATGAATTAAATACCATGAATCCTATCTTAGCAGGTGCAAAGTTTGCAGAGTTGAAGCAGAAAGCTAGCGCATTAAAACCGAAAACAAGTAACGCCCCAAGCCCCGCAACTAATTTGCAAGGCAATGGCGTTGATTCGGACTTGAATAAACATCCGGCGCTTAAAGGCGTTGTTTACACTTAATTTAACAGGAGCCACTCATGGCTAATCAAACATTCGACAGTAATTTCTCACGCAAACTTATGGACAAAGTAATTGTCCCATTTGAATGCAGTCGTACATTGTCTAAAAATATCAACTCACAAATGTTCGCGGGTAGCTTTGACGTAAAGTCAGGTGAAAACGTAGACGTTAAACGCCCTACTGATTGGGCTGTAAGTGAAACCGTAGATGGTGATTTATCAGCAGAAACGGAATCGGTTTACCAGACGGGTAAAGCTACAGCGACAGTTCAAGATCAATTAACTGTTTTTGCATCCGTTAAAGAATTTGACGAAGCGCTAAAAGATGGCGGCGACCCTCGTTTCTTCCAAGATATGGCACAGCGTTTAGTTACGAAAATGGAACTGAAAACTGCTGAGTACATAGCTAAGAATACAGGCTTACTTGCTGGCACTGTTGGTACTCCTGTTTCAACGTGGAATGATGTAGCTGAAGCTGGCGCTGTCATGGAAGCTAATGGTGTCCCTAAAGATGGCAACTGGAAGTACATAGTAAACCCTCACACTCAGCGAGCGTTAGCAAGCGATCAACGTAGTCTAGGTGGTGAAACTGGTACTGACACTGCCAATGAACGCGCAATGATCACAAGTAACTTTGCTGGTTTGGATGTCATGACAGGAACTACGCTACCTAGTTATTTAACTGGTACTGGTGCTGGTCGTGCGGGTACTGTTGTTGGTACTCCTTTAGCTACTTATGAAGCAGCTAAAGACACTATGACTCAGGTTGTTGGTGTTACAGGTTTCCAAGCTAACTTAGTTGTTGCTGCTGGTGAGACTGTGTCAGTTGCAGGTCGCTACCGCTTAAACTTAGCTACACGTGAGCCTGTTATTGATGAAACTGGCAATCAAGTTTTATTCACAGGCACGGTAACAAATACAGTAACTCTTGATGGCTCAGGTGCGGGTAATTTAATTATTACTGGTCCTGCTTTGTTTGAAGCTAACGGTCAATACAATACTGTTGACTCTGCTATTGCTGCTGCCGATGTAATCACTCTTGGTGGTGCTGCTGCTAAACGTATCCAGCCTAACTTATTCTTCCATCGTGACGCTTTTGTTATCGCTGGTGTTCCAATGGATAAGCTTGATTCAACTGATACGCTTGCACAAACTAAAGATGGTATCCAGTTGCGTGTTAGTAAAGGCTCAGATTTCACTAAGAACACTAACAAAGTTCGTATCGATTTACGTTACGCGTTAGGTACTATGAACCCGTACCTTGCTGGTAAAGGTTTTGGTGCTTAGTTTAACCAATCATGCGCGGCTAATTGTCGCGCATTAATTTAAGGGTAATAGTATGTCTGCAAAACTAACAAAGGTTTACACTCCTAACGGCCAAGAGTTGATGGTTAATGATTATATGGTCGGCTTAATTAAGTTGAATGACAAATCATTAGACGGCTACACGTTAGAAAAACCAAAAGCAAAGTAGTATTTAAAATGTGCATTCTACGAGTGTACATTATCAAGCACTATTAAAGAGGTTTACACATGGAAACCGCAGAAAGCGTTATCAATGACGCATTACAAGAAATTCTAGTTCAAGCGTCTGAACAGGCATTGCAAACAGTTGATTTTCAAACTGGGCGCAGATACCTCAACCGGATGATGAGCACCACACCATTTAATCTATTAGGCTTTACCACTGTAACTAATCCTAGCGATAACATTACTATTGCTGATGGCGCTATTGAAGGCGTTGTATTTAATTTAGCTAAAAGACTTTTAACTTCTTATGATATGCCGTTAACTGCTGAGCTATTGCAAAGCGCTAGTGATGGCCTAAAGGAGATTAGGCGCATAGCCGTAGTAGTTAAACCAACATCTTTCCCTTGTACACTTCCTATTGGTAGTGGCAACGAGCAAGAAAATACATATAACAATCAACACTTTTACTCTTGTCCTGATAGTGAGTTACTTGCTGAGCAAGGTGGATCAATTCTTTTAGAGAGTGATACTTAATGACTAGTCAAAAGATAAGTAGCTTCAATGTAAGTACGTCACTGACTGATAGTGACCTGTTTACATTTGTCGTTAACGGAACCAATAAAAACGTATCATTTTCAAACTTTAAACTTGGCCTTGGTGTTACTGGTACGCTAACTGCTATCGGCGACCCTTTGGCAGTTCAAGTATTAAGTGAGCCTACAGCTAGCGACTATCAAATTAGAGCTATTGAAAGTGGTAATGGTATCGCTGCAAGCGTAAGCCCTAACAATGGCGTAAAGCTTGATTGGAATGTGTCACAAGATGCGACAGTGGGTAGTATTGCTTTAACTAGCGGGCTAACTAGTACTCAGCCGACTATATCCTCCTTAACGGCTGGGGATAACGTTACGATTGTAAAAACTGGCGATAACGTTGTTATTAACTCTACACAGTTAACCCTTACCGCTGGCGCCAACATTACATTAGTATCAACACCTGGCAACGTAACTGTAAGTGGAGTAGCAGCAGCACAAGAGAAAGTATCAGGCTTTATTGATTACAATGACGTAACAACAGCAAGTACACCAGTATCGATACCCGCTACAAATACATTTACTAAGCTAACTAATGACGGGGCGGGCGGCTCAACGAACAAACTCTTCCCTCCTACTGGCGTTACCGAGCTATGGAATGTGGCGACAAATCAGTTTGATTTTACTCAATTAGAATTAGGTGACCAAGTAGATATACGTTTTGATTTGGAAATAACAACAACGGTAGCAAACCAAGGGTTCGATATACAATTGACACTAGGCGTTGGCGGCTCACCATATACTAAAACAATGTTTCAGGGTGTTAGGGTTGCACCGGGAGCCAAACCGACCGTACCTTATTTCGGGATTTATATGGGCGACACAAACACTCTTAACAATCCTTGTGAAGTAGGTGTTAAAAGCGCGTCAGCATGTAGTGTGAAAGTCATTGGCTGGTATATAAGAGTAATAAAATATAATGCCTAAATTACAAATACCAATATCAAACGGCTTCTATGTTTCTGATAGTTTATCTATTAGCAATCAAGAGTGCGTAAACTGGTACGTTAACACTCCACAAGTAGAGGGTGCGCTATCTAATGGCACTCTGTTTGGTGGTGCTGGTATTAGCGAGCTATTAACAACTGGTAAGGCTAAACAAGCTAACCGTGGTGCCCATGTTAAAGATGGTAAACCATACTTTTTAAATGGCGAAACATTGATAAGAGTTGATAACTCATTTGATACTTTTGGAGTTGAGACTTTTACTGCGGTAGCATTAGGCACTATAGCTGGCAATGCTCGCGTATCAATGGCCGATAACGGCAAACAGTTAATGATACTTGTACCAGGTGGCAAGGGTTATATTGTTGACGAAACCGCAGGAACTCCATTTTTGGAAATAACGGACACTGACTTTTACGCTAATGGCAACCCGCGACTGGTCGTATTTATTGATAGCTTTTTTGTTTGTAGTACTGATTCAAAGAAGTTTATCAAGTCTGCAGCTAACGATGGCAATAACTGGAACGCTTTAGATTTTGGTACAGCTGAATCAGACCCAGATAAAATTAACTCATTACACGTATACAACAACAAGCTTTATATTGCTGGCTCAGAAACAATTGAAGAGCAACAAAACTTAGGTTTAGGTGGGTTTCCATTTCAACGCACAGGCTTCTTTTTAGATAAAGGCGTGTTTGCTCCTTTCTCAATGATATCGTCAAACAATTCGTTCATGTGGATTGGTGGTGGTGAGAATGAAAGTCCAGCTATTTGGATGCTAACAGGTAACTCAGCTAAAAAAGTATCAACAACAGCAATAGATGCGGCGCTGCAAGACTTTACACAGGCTGAGATAGAATCATCTTTCGCTTACTCTTACGCACAAAACGGAGCTTACTTTGTTGGCTTTTCATTGCCTACTAGAACTTTTGAGTACAACGCTATTACGGGTAAATGGAACGAACGAAAGTCTCAAATTATAAACAGCAAAGGATTGACAGAGACTATTAGATGGCGTGTTAATTCGGTTGTTGCTGCGTATAATCGAATTTTGTGCGGAGACTCGCAAGATGGTAGAATAGGTAGCGTGGAAATAAACACTTATAGCGAGTACGAAAAAGAAATAATAAGAACGGTTTCGTTACAGCCATTATCAGATTTAGGCAATGCGATATCGGTATCAATGCTAGAGGCGACTTTTGAAAGTGGAGTGGGTGATTTAAGTGTACCAGACCCACAAATAAGACTAGAAACATCAAAGGATGGCCGTAGCTTTAATCAAGAGTTAAGTCGCTCGTTAGGTGGTATAGGTGAGTTCAACAAGCGTCAAATATGGTACAGGTTAGGAAGGTTTCCGAGAATGTCTGTATTTAAACTTACAGTGAGCGACCCAGTTAAGCCTGTGTTTATTAAACTTGAGGCAAATATAAGGACGGCTAATCGTGGCGGATAATAGACGAATAGCACAACCTAATAGCACAAGGCCACTTGTTAACGATGACTTGTCACCGTCAACACAGTTAAATACTTGGCTAAAGATTATAACAACGCAATCAACGATAATAGGTGAAGGAAGCCCAGAAGGTGTGGTTCCTGCATTGGTTACCGCTGAGTATATGGATTTGAATGGCGTTACTGGTAGCTTAATATATAGAAAGCGTGATGCTGATGACGGCTTGGGTGATACGACAAAAGGGTGGGTTTTAGTTTGAGTGCAGCATTAAAAGTAATTGACGATATATGTGTGGGTAGTCGCACATTAAACCGCGAAAGCTTATTAAGGTTTGAAGAGTTTGCGAAGAAACAACCGCAACTTGAAATACCTGTGAAGCATTATATTCACGGCGGCATGTATGGTCGAGAGATAACCATACCCAAAGACACTATATTGACAGGTCAAATTTATAAATTTAATCATTTTGATATTATGGTTAGCGGAGATATTACAGTATCAACTGATAACGGCGAGACAAAAAGGTTAACTGGCTATAATTGCTTTAAGGGTATGGCGGGTAAAAAGCGCGCTGGTTACGCTCATGAGGATACAACGTGGATTACCTTTCATCCGTATAGCGGAAGTAATGGTGATGATATACAAAAGTTTATTACCGCTGAAACGTTTGAAGAATTAGAGTTATTTAATGTTGCGATCAATCGCGCTGACTATTTAACATTTGTTAATAGTATCGGTATGAATCAAGAGCAAATAGACGAGCAAGTAAATAACAAGTCCGATTTGTCAGAGATTGAGATTGATTGTGTTTATGTTGCAGACTCAAAGATAAACGGAAAGGGTTTGTTTTCTTATCGCGACTTTGATGCTGACGAAATAGTTTGCTTGGCAAGGGATGGTGACAAAAGAACGTTAGCGGGCAGATACACAAATCATGCGCTACAACCAAACTCAGAAATAGTATTTATTTCTGATGAGTGGCAACTAAAAACACTATCTCCAATATTCGAAGGTGAAGAATTCACCATTAGCTATAGAGATATTTTAAAGAATAGACTTGTAAGGGGTGATTTATGTCAGGAATAGCCACGGCGCTGGTTGCTACTGCGGTAATAGGTGGTGTAGTGTCAAATAACGCATCAAACAAGGCGGCGAAAGCATCAAATAACGCATCACAGACAGCAGCCGATACAACAAGAGATATGTCCGCTATAGGGCGTAAAGATGTTACTGACAATATGGCTATTGCACAACAACAAGCCAACCAAGGCTTTCAAGGTGCGCTAGATGTATTTGGGCAGTCTAATCCTGCTCAAATGGACGTATTTCAGCAAGGTAATTTAGGTGCACAGCAAGCGTTAATATCTGGCTTGCCGCAAATACAAAATGCAATACTTGGTGGCAATGTTGATTTGAGTGGGTTGCAACCATTCCAAATACAACAGCCTGATATGAGCTTTATGCAACAAACATTGCCTAGCTTTACACCTCAAGATACTGCTGGATTTGCTCAAACGGGTAACCCTGCCGATATGAATGGCGGGCTAGGTGCTTATACACCTAACAACCCGGCCTTCAATAATGTAATGGGTCCTTTTGAAACTCAGACCCAATTACCTAACGGGCTTACATTTAACCCTAATATGCTTGGCTCTAATATGGGCTTACAAAGACCGTAACTTTAACGCAATATACAGGTGATACATGGCTTTAAGATCAACAGGAATGGCACAAGGGATGGCTCGACCACCCGGTCAACACAATCTCTCCCCTATTCAGACGCAAGGTTTAGGTAGGGTGGCTTATCCAGGGCAACCAACAGGCCAGCAAAATTTCTTGCCTACGCAACAGGGGTTAGGTGTTACTCAACCAATGCCTCAGCCAATGCAAACACAAGGTCAGGTTACATCTGCACCAGTGTCTCAACAAATGCAAGTGCAACCGCAACCGTTGATGTCACCACCACAGCCGCAACCACAACAACAGTTTGGATTGTCTGGGGCTGCTGATGCTTTATCTAAAGGCTTCCAAGGTGCGGGTGCTTCATTAAATGCTGGTGCTCAAAATGCTGTACAGACATTAGGTCAAAACTTTGACACTCAAGCGGCGCAGTTACAGGGTAATTTTAATGCTCAAGCGGCGCAAGTTGACCCTATGACAGGGCAACCAATATTTCAACAAGCTGCTGATGGTGTTAATCAATTCTCAGGCGCAGGAGTATCAGCACAACAGCAACAAGCTGCGCTATCTGGTGCTTTAGGTAATGACGCACAACAACAAGCTTTTGCATCGTTTAACGACTCACCCGGTCAAGCCTTTTTACGTGAACAAGGTATGAATCAGGTTCTTAACGCTAACTCTGCTACTGGTGGGATTGGTGGCGGCAATGTATTAAGTGAATTACAGCGACAAGGGCAAGGTTTAGCGCAACAAGATTTTCAAAACCAATTTAACCGTTTAGGATCTTTATCTAACCAAGGCTTACAAGCGGCTGGACAAGCTGGTCAGTTTTTAAGTCAGGCAGGTCAGCAGCAAGGCCAGTTAGCAGGAATGAATGCGCAACTAGGAAACCAAGCTAATATATCAAATGCCTCAAACGCTTTAAGTGCGGCAGGAAGTAACGCGCAATTAGGGCAACAGGCGGGTATGTTTAATGCTGGTAATAGATTTAATGCAGCGCAGCAGCAAGCAGGATTCCAAAATCAGCAGGGTGTAAACGTTGGTAACTTGTTCCAAAGCACAGGTCAAAACATGGCGCAAAACAGAATGCAAGCAGGGCGCGACCTTGCCTCTCAGATTGGGCAAACAACGTCAGGATTAAGCAACCTTGCTAATCAAGCAGGTACGGGCTTATCTGATTTAATTGGTTCTGGCGCGGGTAATATTGCTAACTTATTGAGTGGCTCAGGTCAGTTTAATTCGCAACAACAAGCGCAAATGGCTCAACTTCTTGCTAATATATCAACAGGTACAGGTACTCAGTTATCGGGCATAGCTCAGAATCAAGGAACAAACCAAGCTAACCTAGCATTGCAGCAAGGTCGAAACATGCAAGGAATGCTAGGCAACCTAACAGACGCATACGGAGTATATAAAGGGCAGCAGTTGCCACCACCACCAGCGACTCCACCACCGCAAAGCTCGGCCTTAATGGGGATAGATTAATGACTTTTAAAGTAGCAGAAAGATTTAACCAAGGCGTGGCTCTTGCTGGTAATATTCAGCAGCAACAGCAGCGAAATCAAATAAACCAATTACAACAAGGTTTAGGGCAGCAAATACAACAAGGCGGATTTAACCCTGAAAGTAATTTAGATTTTCAGCAGCTTGCTCTTTTAGATCCTGCAAGATCCCAAATCGCAATGAATACATTTAGCGGTCTTGATGATAAGCGTAAAAAGGCTTACTTTTCCGATATGCGCTCAGCTAGAGAGATGATTGAGACTGGTGACGACAACGGGTTTTTAAACCTATTTTCTAACCGTTTAGAGCAAGTCGAGCGCCTAAAAGGTGATACTCAGGGCACTAAGATGATTATCGACAAGTTTACATCGGGCGACAAGCAAGGCGTGCATTCTGGTTTAATGCAAGCAGAAAAGGCAGGTATTGAGCTAGGCTTCCTTAGTGACCCATTAGATAGAGAAATTAAAAAGGCTAGAGGCGGTATATCGTCAGAAACTAAAACCTTTCAAGACTTGTTGGCTAAGGCTGGATTGAGTGAAGAAGAAGCGCAAACAGCCGCAAGAATCAAGCTAGGTTTAGACCCTCGCGCGGTTGGCTCTGCTGATCAAACCATTAGCCAGAAAGGTATAGCAAATCAAATAGGCGATGTAAAGGCAACAATTAAGCAGCGTGAAAAGTTTGCCGAATTAACGGCAGTTAGACGCTCTAAGGTTATTGATAACGGATTTAATAAAATTGAGAAAATCAATGCAGCCGTTGGCAATATAGACAGGGCTATTGGTGTGTTAAATAGTGGGGCTGGTGTTGGTGCGATTGAAAAATTCTTACCATCATTTAAAGCAGCATCAGTTGAGCTTGATAACATTCAGAAGTCTATGGCACTTGATGTTATTGGCGCTACAACTTTTGGTGCGCTATCTGAGGGTGAATTAAACTTAGCTAAAGAGGTTGCGCTGCCTACTGGTTTAGATACTCCACAGTTGATTGAATATCTAAACAAAAGAAAATCAGCACAAAACAAGCTGAGAGATTACTATAACGAACAGATACAATTTTTAGACCAAGGAGGCACTGTTGCTGGATTTATGCGAGCCAAAGGTAGAAATAAATCTCAGGCTGAGCAACCAGCAAGCAGCACTAATAACGGTCAGCTATCTGACTCAGACTTACTTAAAAAGTATGGTGGTTAAATGGCTGATTTAATGACAGCGCTGAGAAATGCGGATGCTGCTGGTGACGCTGAGGCAGCAAGAAGAATCGCGGCAATGATTAAAGCCCAGCAACCTCAAGGCGGCATGGCGTCAAACATATCAGCTGGTAATTTGGACGTACCAGGAGGCGGGCAAGTGTCACAAGCTGCACCAACTGATAGAAGCCTCGGTGAAGTGCTAGGTGGGCTAGGCGAAGCCGCTTTAACCCTTGGCACTGGTGCAACTACTGGTGCTGCTGGTTTTCTTGCTGGTAGCGTACCTGATGCTATCGATCAATTAGCTGGTAATCCTGACCAAAAGTACAGAGAATCATTCTCTCAAGCACTAACTAATACACCAGAAGGTGAGGCAGGGCAAGAGATTGTAGGCGATATAGGGCAAGCTTTAGGCTCATTGCCTCCTGTTGGTTTAACTGGTGGTGTCACACCTAAAATCGGACTGCCTAACGTAAAAATACCTAAAGGCAGAAATAGAACACTTAATGTATTGGCTGAGGTAGCGCCTGAGCAGGTAGTTAAAAGCTTCAAGAAAAAACTAGGTGAAGATCACTTTACCCCGCGCATATTTAACATGGTTAAAAAAGCTAGGAAACAAGGGTTTGATGATTCAGTCACCACACTAGTGGCAAATGCTAGCCCAACAGACAGGCGTAAAATGGCGCAAATGGTTTCTATTGTTGAAAGCGGCAAAGGTGATGCTAGAGCAAAGGCATTAACAAGAACGGCCGATGTTGCTGGTGATGCTTTACTTAAAAAAATTGATTTCGTTAAGAGCAACAATAAACAAGCAGGTCTACAACTAGGTAGAATAGCTGAATCTCTAAAAGATAAGAAAGTTAACATGTTACAGCCTGTAGATAGCTTTCTATCTACAATTAAAGACAAGTTAGGAGTTACCTTTGAAAAAAACGGAAAGCCAAATTTTAAAGGGTCTGATATAGAGACATTCCCAGAATCACAAAAACTAGTTAACACTTTGGCCTTAAAGATAAAACAAAACCCAAACCCTAGCGCGTTTGACGCTCATAAATTTAAAAGATTAATAGATAAATCTGTAAGGTATGGTAAGTCTGATGGAAAGCTAGATCCTGACTTAGAAAGGGCAGCAAAGTCATTAAGAAAAGGAGTAAACGACAACTTAAGTGCTGAATTCCCTAAATACAAACAAGCAAATCAACAGTTTTCTGACACGATAACTACACTTGATGACTTGCAAGACGTAGCTGGAAGAAAGTTAGACTTTGCTGGGCCTAACGCCAATAAAGCAGCAGGCACATTATTAAGGTCGCAAACTAACAACACAAAAGGTCGTGCCAATTTATTAACTGCAATTCAAAACCTCGAAGATACCGCGAAGAAATATGGCGGCTCATTCGATGATGATATACTTAATTTGTCTATATTTGCTGACGAGTTAGATTCAGTGTTTGGTGGTGGTGCAAGAACGTCATTAAGAGGCGAGGTCAAGAAAGGCAATGTTGATGCTGCCATTGATGTATCTCAAATGACTACGCTAGGCGCAATAGCTACAGGGGCAAAAAGCGTTAACAAAAGGATACAAGGGATTAATGAGGCTAACCAGATAAAATCTATCAAAGAGCTTTTAAAACAATAGTATTAATCGGCAAGGACGCCATATAAAACACCAACAATAATTTGAAACGCAATATAAATTAAAATAGCTGTAATCATGATAAAATACCTTTTAAATAAAATAAGTGTAGCACAACTTAAGGAATTAAAATAATGGCCCGCTTTATAAATCCGCGACCACAGTATAGACCAAACTCAAAGTTATTCTTTTTTGCTAGTGGCACTAATACGCAACTAGTCACATATAAAGATCAATTTGAAACTACAGGCTTAGAAAATACTCACCCAGTATTGACAGATTCCGCTGGCGTAGTTCCTAATATCTTTTTTAGTGGCTCAGCTAAGTTGATTTTGCAGGATGAAAATTCTGTACTGTATGGCGAGTATGACCCTGTCGGTGGCGAAAAGGAGTTAGGTGATTTTACCCCATGGGATTCAGTTGTAACATACGATAAAAATGATATAACTGAAGGCTCAAACGGCAAATTTTACATTTCATTGTCTAACGGTAATATTGACAATGACCCGTTAGCTTCAACCACCCTATGGAACCGTGTGGAATTCTTAGGCGCTTGGAATACAAATATCACCTACTCTGTTGGCGATGTAACTAAGACGACTACTGGCAACCTATGGAAAGCTTTAACAGCTACAGCAGGTAATGACCCAGAAACCGATGGCGGAACTAATTGGATACCAGCGATTAACGGAGCAAAAGAGCCTGAAATAATCGCACTGAAAGCGCTTAATTCTTGGGATACCCCAAAGACTGCTAACTTTACAGGTGTAGCCAGCGAATCAAGACAAATAGACGCATCAGCAAACACTGTTGACGTAGCTTTGCCTGTTCTAGTTATTGGTGATTCGTTTGTCTATCACAACTTAATTACATCAACATTTAAAGTACAGATACTAAACCCTATCGAAACTATAAAGGGAAAGGACGGAGATATTGCGGCAACCGTAAATATGGAGTTAGAGCCAGGGCAATCATTTCAAATGGTAGCTAAATCAACAACAGTATTATCAATAGTAGGAGCGCTAGTATAATGAGTGCATTATTAAGTTCAATAACTGGTAGTAGCGGAGGGTTCCTTGCTAAATTTTCGTCCTTATCTGTCAATATAGCTTCAGGTGTTACGGGCGACCTGGTTATATTAACACCTCCAGCAGGTCAAAAGGTTAGGTTAACAGGGTTGTTTTGTAGCTCTGCTGATATACAGGCCGACATATCAATTGATATAAATAATGTTAATATCACACCTAACGGAACAGTAGTGCCTTTTGATAACCCATCATTAGCTCCTGGTTCGGCAATACAGGTAGGAGGGCTTTTAACTGGACACCTAGAAGGCAAGGTTAACGAAGAAATAAAAATAATAAAGGGCGCTGGAAACACAACACAACCAATTATCTTCTCATATCAGTTCGGAGTGTAATCATGCAAAAATTAGTTAACGGTGAATGGGTAGACTGTGCACAAGAAGATTTAGTGGCAGGTGATATTTACAGGATTTCAGTAGGTGGTGGTTGGCAGCAACAAGCATATCAAGACCCTACGCCTGAGCCTGACTCATTCACAACCAGTAACGAGGCTGTAACGATAAACGGCGATGCTTCAGTAGGTTTTCAATCGGTATACTTCGGTAGTAACGGTGATCCTGTAACAATGTCTTTTGACTTAGTTGACGGCCAAGGAGTATTACAGACTCAGCTTGATTCTACATCACTAAACTACCCGCCTGTATTGGCCTTACCCGTAATTAAAGTCGCATCAGGTGCGATTGTAGACGAGGTTTATTTTGCTACTACACTTGTTGCTGGCGTTATATCTGTTACTGGCAGTTTTCCCGCTTCGGGTAATTGGCAAATGCTGACTACTCGAATTAATTCGTCACTCGCTGAGATTGGTGCGAGTTGGATAATTGATAAACCTGATGTAACTTTTAGGATTAATTCTTAATGAAAATAATCTTTACTCACGGTAACGATACCGTAAGCAGGTCGATACAATTAGCAACAAGCTGCAAATATCAACATGCTGGCGCCGTATTCGGTGATTTTGTTATAGAAGCGAGGTTCAAAGGTGTAGTTAAGTCTACGCTGGAAGAGTTTAAATCAAGGGGTGATTTTGAAATATTCGATTACCCATTAGCTGACGAGGGGGCAGGTTTAAGTTTTGCATTAGGCCAAGTGGGTAAAGATTATGATTTCATAGGGCTATCAAGCTTCCCTTTGCGTGTTAAATGGCAAGACCCGACAAAGTGGTATTGTACTGAACTAATAGCAGCTATAGCAAAAGAGGGGGGTAGCCCGATTGCACACGAAAGTTTACAGGGTGTAAGCCCTCGCGATTTACTTGTGACTCTGAAATATATATCAATGGGAATTAATAATGATAGAGGTTAAGGATTTATTAAAAGCTCAAGAGTTAGCGCGTTCAGGTGTATTGTTTGCTCCTGATAGCTTCCTGAAAGCTGACGTTGAAGACTTAGTTAAATATTGCAACGGTTGCGGCGCATCTGATTCATGGTTTAGGCCACCAGAGCGAATATATGGAACTTTGATTGTTTACGCTTGTATTATACACGACTTCGGCTATACGTTCGGATTGTCAATTGAGGAAAAGAACGAAGACGACCGTATATTTCATAATAATATGAACAGGCTAATAACTCTCGATAGTCATAAGTTTTATAAGCCGACTTACTTACAAAGACGAAGAGCTTTAAAGTATTATCTAGCTGTAAAACATTATGGTGGCGAGGCTTACTGGGCAGGTAAAAATAAAAACGCATAAAGCAAAAAGCCGCCCCAACTAGAAAGGGCGGCACAAATTATCGGTCATTAATCGACTTTGTTTTATTTACGTTTTAGCTTAATATCGAAAGTATATGCTCGTTACAGCAAGCTATTCCAGCAATACCGCCTTTTGATTTGATGTCGTTTAGACGAGTTAACTGTTCATCGCTCGCACCGTTATTCTTTTTCTCGTAAGACTCAACATCTTTGAATTCAATCATAACAATTTGGCCTTTATCATTATAGCCAGTGGTATCACCCCAACCTTTGCAAGCTAACTGCATCCAGCCACCACGAACCTTTACTTTACCTGCTTGTGTCCTAGTTAACTCAACACCTAATGAGTTGGCGTAGTCGATACCTTCTCGCTGAATTTTGTTTTCATTTTTTGCGCGTTGCTTATCTGAGAATGTCATGCGCTAGTGCCTCTAATTGCTTCCAGCACCTCGGTCGGTGGTAGTTGATACATTTCCATACGCATATCGTTAACCATGTCGTTAAATAAGTCTCTCTGATTGCCAAACCTGTTAGTAAAGCTATGTTTGTGGTGTGTTACATTGTGCATGTGACTACTGCCAACATCATGCAAGTCAAAAGGTATAGGTATTATAAACCAGTGACCTATTGGTGTTTTGTTTTGCTTTGCGCTGCGCCCCATCACATGATGAAGTTGAATGCCGCGCCCGTTATCATAATCATATAACAAACCTAAGTTGTTATTGTTCGCCCACTCTGCAATGTCATTCATCCATTGCTTCTGTGCTGCATTAGCCTGTTTCATTGCCATTATTTCTCATACTCCAAAGCTAGACCTTGCTGGCCGAAAAAATACTGTAAATCATCACGCAACTTATTGTGCATTTTAGTTGTAAACAATCTCGTTACTGGCATCTTATCCATATACTCAAGTTGCCTTTCGTAGCTAACCTGAAAGAATCCTTTACTATCTAAACCAGCATGAACAACACCACCAAAGTCTTTATTGCCAAATAGTATAGGTAGCCCAAACGTCAATTTAACGTATCGTGTTGCCTCTGGTATTGTCATTGCCAAATGGTCAGATATAGGGCTGTACCAAGACTGATATGCTGAATTAGCTTTAACACTGCGCTTCTTCTCCCAAGGCGTGATAGTTACCCGCCACTCTTTTGATTGATCGAGCTTTAGCAACTCTTGATTTATATAGGGTAAATTACCTGCAGAGTATTTCAACCTACTAATAACCAAATAACAAACCAGCACAACACCACAAAAATAAGCGTTACCGGTATAGATATATCATCATGCCTCTTTTTCATTGTTCGATTCCTTGATTGTACGTTTAGCCATTATTAGCATTAACTCGCCTTCAACTCTTATAATGTGATAATAACCCTTAGCTAAGCATGATTCGACTTGTTGTCGTTTCATGCCGTTATCATCTGCGAATTGTGAAACAACACCGTTATAGTGTTGCTTTATGTAATCAATTAGTTTCATGCTACAAACACACCTTCACGAAGCATGAAGTTAAATTTATTGGTTAGGCTTTTTACTTTTTCACCAGTTTCAAGGTTAATGTAACGAACGTTTTTTGCGCCAACCTCTTTTATTTCGATATCAAAGCCATGATTAGTGTTTGTTAAGATATCGCCTTTATTTAAGTCTTTAGCTAGTGTAGTCATTTTATTCTCGTTAGTTGCTGCGTTGTTGTTGAAGTAATAATAGCAACACATTAATTGCATTGCAACCTTTTTATTGCGATTAATTCAATTTATTTGCACTGTGATATAATTAAAATTTAACAGGTGGTAATTATGAGTAATACTTTATGGTCTGGAATAAAATCTATATTCGGTTTTCAAGGTGTGGGCGAAACTGCATTAAAAATAGTTGAGAAAATATCTGGTACTGACTTCACATCAAAAGAGAAAGCCGATTACATTCTAAAGTATATGGAGCAGACTAAATACCAAAGCCCCACAAGGCGATTGCTCGCTACTTTATATATGAGCGAGCAAATCATGCTTGTTACTGTTTGGATTTGTGCATCTGCCGCTCACAGATTGTTAGAGCATTCAGGGGCAGGGTTATTGGCTAGTGATATAAATGCATTCTTACAATCTAACGTAAATATAAATATGGGCTTGATAATTAGCTTTTACTTTATACTTGGCGTAAAGAAGTAGGGCAATAAAAAATAACTAATTGTTGATTAGCCTTATCAACTCTTGATAAGTCTCGTCACCAGTTTCAATATATTTACGCTGATAGTATTGTAGTTGTGTTTCAAACATTAAATTAATCAGTCCGTTAGTTCGAGGCTTTTTCTTTTGCATGCAGCATCAATTCTAATTTTTGAAGCAGCGTTTCTAACTGTTCCTATCGCAATGAAGCACTTTATTGCTATATCATTATAACTAAGTGATTTATCACCGTTCATTCTGATTTTAATAAGTGGTATCGCCTTAGCCATTCTATCATCAACTGGCTTTACAATAGACCCATCAAGCTTGTCATATTTAACCTTGTAATATGACTGTAAGGCGCGAGCTGTAACTAATTGACTTTTTAACCAATCAATTTCTTGCTCGTATTCGTGCTTCTCCCTTAAGCTTAACATTCTATTAAGCTATAATAATGAACAGGCTTGATAGCTCCGTTAGTTTTACGTCTTACCATTTTTATCTTGCCAGCTTTTTTAAGTTTATTTAATATCCCCCATGTCCCACCCTGACTACTACCTGTTATTTTCATAATTTCAGGTATTGACAGACTTCCAAGATCGCCCATTGAGTTATATATTGCATCATTGATAGCCTTATGTTTTACGGCTGGTGTATCGCCATCCCTAACCCCTGATTCGTAATCATCAACAGAGCCGGTAGGTTTAATTAATTTTAACTGCTTAAGTCCTAGTAACATTATAAATCCGCCTCTTTAACAAATACGCCATCTATCATCATACCTTTACGGTCTTTTATGTCATTGTAAGCGTGCTCAAGACATTCTGTGACTGATAAGTCATGCTGCTCTGCGATGATAGCTAAAACAACCATGCAATCGCCTATGTCGTCTATAGGGCTTTTACCTTTGCATAAGCTATCTGATAATTCTCCGACTTCCTGAACTAGTTTCAAGCATTGATCTTTAGCGTTTCCGCCTTTGATGATATTTCTATCATTTGCCCACTGTATTACTTTGTTAAATAAATCTTGCATCACTATACTCCTTTACGTGTTAATAGTTATTTAATAGCCTAGCAGCCATCGCCAATTTCAAAAACTTCATAACCAAACTCACTACCAAGCACTGAGCCTAGCGCGCCTTCCTTTGCTAGTTCTTTTGTTTTAAATTTTGCAAGCTCACTTGTGTCATATTCAATACTGGTACATGTCTCCAGTGGAGTATAGCCACCATTCTGAGTATTTAGCATTACAAAGAAATCACCCGTATTTTCATCTTTCATATTCATTCTCTTTATTGGTTGGTTAATAGTTATTTAAACTCTGCTGAATCAATTACCGCAATACCATCAGATAATTTTAACGTGTAATGCTTACCTACAACTAAAGGCAGGTTGCTAAATAACTCAGTAGCACCAAATACCTTACTGACGCCTTTATCTTCATGTAAAGGCTTAAACCCTATAAAGCTATGTTCATCGCTAAACAATATTTGCAGTCCAATAAAAGCACCCTTTAAGCTTTCAATTAACTTAACTCCACTGGTGTTTATTAAGCCTTGGTATCTATCTCTATCCCCGGTTAACCTTCTAAATATTACAGTTGGATTTTTACCGCACCGTTTAGATGATAACGTTTTATTAAATTCCATATTCATTCTCTTTATTGGTTGGTTAATAGTTATTTATATGTTACAAGTCCGTTATCATCGATAGAAACATCACTTGCACTAACACCTCTTCTTTGCGCGACACCTTTAGCAATGCCATCAAGTTGGCGATAATGTAAAACCTCAAGTTTTTTTATTTTTGCTTTTAACTCGTCAACTTCTGTAATCATCGGGTTTGGTATATGCTCACTACCTGTTGCGGTGCCGTAGTTTTCATGCGCACCATCAACCCACTCGACAACCGTTTTGATTTGCTCTTCAGTAGCTAATATTCCACATTCACTAAAAGCTTCTTCTATACATATTTCCCAATATTCCATATTCATTCTCTTTATTGGTTGAACTGTTGCAATATATGCAACAGTTGGTTTTAGGTTGGTTATTTTAAATCAGACACTAATCGACTTGCATCAGTATAGATTCTGTTTGTGCCTTTTCTTGAACTGCTAACGTCACAGCGTAGTTGCCAAGTTTTTGACTTTTCCTTGTGTCCCGTGTGATTTGCAACACGAATGTACTTAACCTTACTACCAGTTAAATGAATGTAACAACTGCCTGTACTTGCTATCACTAACTCAGGATTGAATGCTGACAACTCAGTAACTAGTTTTTTTGCTTGATTCAGTATATTCATTTTGTTGCTCGTTTGATTTGATTAACTGCCATCAGTATACGCACAGCTATTTAATACGTCAACTAAATTATGGTTAATTTATAAGTTTATTTAATGGTTGATTTAATAGTGCATATATAATAAGATTAGCTCAACTTAATTAAAGGAAGTAAATAAATGGCTATCAACGTAAAGATTAACGAACGCACAACTGAGCAACTAAGTAAGTTATCAGCTAAGCGTAAAGATGAGTATTCATTAAACAAGACGAAGCAGGATATTATCGCTGAGCTTGTTGATGCGGCATTTAAGAAGGAGTGCAAGTAATGAAAAATATAAAAATGTATAGGTATTACACTTTAAGCGAATCAGAAGCAGTTATACCGAGAGACGGCCAATGCTTAGTTAATAGGTATTGGCTTGTTAATGATGACGGCTTGCTTTTCTATAGCTGTGGTGAATTAATGCCGCAATCAAACAAAAATGAAGATATCGCGAATATGATGCTAAATCAAAAGACCACTGAAAGAGGCGATTGCAAAATAAAATTAATTCCTATCGTTTATATTGGTCGCGATCACTCACTAAAAACAAGAGTTAAATTAGTGGATTTATAGGCATAAAAAAACCGCGTCTTGGCGATAGCGGCTTAATTAATTACAGTAAGGCAAGTATACATGAATGATAAAAAGAAATCATTTCTCCTATATTTGGATACTTTGGAAATACTCCATAAGTTGACAGATGAGCAAGCAGGGAAGTTGTTAAAAGCTTTTTTAGCTTACCATTCTGAGCAGGATTTAAAATTAGATCCGATGCTTGATTTAGTATTTTTCTCGTTTCAGGCACAATTTGAAAGGGACGGTATAAAGTACAATAATATAGTGGAACGTAATAAAAACAACGGCTTAAAGGGAGGTAGGCCTAAGAACCCAGCTAAAGCAAAAGAACCCAGTGGGTTATCTGGTAACCCAAGCAAACCCAAAGAAGCCGATAGTGTTAGTGATAAAGATAGTGATAGTGATAAAGATAATAAAGACTTAGTTCAGGCAGAGCCTAAACGCAGTAAGTTTAAGTTTTCAGATGTTGATTACCAATGTGCAGAATGGGCTTACAGTTTAGTGATCAAGGTAGCACCAGCAAGCAAGAAACCTAACTTTGAAAACTGGGCAAATACCATCCGACTAATGAGGGAGTTAGACAAACTTACTCACGATGATATTTCTCAGGTTTTCACATGGGCAAACCAAGATCAATTTTGGTCAGTTAATATTTTGAGCGTTGCAAAACTTCGGGAAAAGTTTCCACAACTACAAGCGAAAATGAAAGGGGTTAACAATGGACATCAAAGCACTAGTAAAAAACTTTCAGCCTACGAAAGAGCCAGAGCAGCAAATAACGAATACAGACAACCCGATGAACGCGAAGTGGCTATGGGAACAGATGGCGGACATTTGGGGGGAGCAGTGGATGAGGGAGCGGGGAGAGCAGCCATCGAGCATGTGGATAACGAACCTTTCATCGATTACTGAGCAGCACCTCAAAAGAGGCGTTAGTCGCACCATAAGCGAACGATTAGGTTGGCCGCCTACATTGCCAGTCTTTTTGAGTTTGTGCCTTGATTTCGATACCACAGACGCCTTTAATCGCATGATTAACCACAAGCCAGCGCTAGATGATGTTGAATACTACACAAGACAAGATTGTGGCTATCGTTGTAAAAGGGTTTTAGATGATGCAAAAGCAAGGGTTTTATACAATAAAACGTTCATTGCTAAACTTGAACTTAAAAGAAAAGGCAAGCTACCTATTCGCGATCAAAAGTTATTGTCAAATGAAAGCACCGTAACTGAATTGGATAAGGAAATTAGCGACCGATGTAATAACTCAAGCGAGCGAAGCAAGTCATCGCTTGAAAACAGAATGAACCGCATAATTAAAAATAGGATTAAATAATATGAGTAAACAAATAGAAGTAACTTTTACAGTTGACGTACAAGAAACGCTATCAGATAGCGACATTGTTGAGTGGATTGAATTTGAGCTGGGCGCTAGAGGTTCAATGAGTCGTCATAATTTGGCGTGTGGTGATATTGACGCTTACGAAGTTCAAGTTAAATGTTAATAACAAGGGTTAAACAATGAACCAGCCAAAGCTTACACGTAAAGAATGGAACATGATCACAATGATGCTAGATAAGCAACTTAAGAAAGGGGCTAACAAGGTTGAAGCTAATGAAACCAGAGTAGCATTAAAGAAAAAAATACTCACTCAGTTAAATAAGACTAGAGACATTAAATTAATCAACAATGAAGGATAAGCAAAATGAAACTAACAAAAAGACAACTTAAAACAATCAAGATGATCGGAAGATGGGCTGATGGTAGTTGTGATCATTCAAAAGCCAAGGTAACGGGTGATCAGCTTGTTAAGCTTGGTTTGGCTGAGCGCAAAGGCGATGCAATTATACTTACTAATGCAGGAAAGGAATTTAAATTAAATAACCAAGATAAAGGATTAGCAAAATGACATCTAACGTAATAGAGTTAAATTCTGGAAAGTATAGGGTTGAATATATACTAAATGAGAAAAAAAAGGTTGTCGGTATAACTCACTCGAAATGGCCTTTTGCAATTATGAGTAACGAAGGGGATAGGGCGATAGTATGGAAAGAAGATAATTGTCAATTTGGGGCGTTACCTAAAGATGAGTTCAACGTTTTGTTAATGAGTTGGCTGCTGATTGACGACCCTGATTTAATTGATAAAGCCGCGATTAAATAACCCTTTAACAATAGAGAGATATAACGATGAAACACACAATAAAATTAATAGAAGTACGTACAACAACCAGAAGTGTAACTGTTGATACTAACGATGAGTTCCCCGACCTAGATTCTATTATAAAACTGGTTGCCGAGGGCGTAAACAATGTTGGGTTTGATGAGATTGGCGATGAAGAGGGTGATGAAAGATACCAAACCATAAACGGTATTGACGTTGATTTTATAGAAATTTAAACCACTGCGCTATACGTAGCGCATAACAAGGCCAGTTAACGCTGGTTTTAACTTAAGGAATCAATATGACAACCATAGTTTACGATCATAAAAATAAGCAAATAGCGTGTGATAGCCGAAGCACCATTGGCGGAACAATAATTGACAGTGAGGCTATAAAATACAAAAAGTCAGGTGATAAAATTTGGTTTATGAGTGGTAGGGCTGGAGATGTTGATACATTTATACATCATTACAAACCGCTACATTCAGCTAATGAAAATATGGACGTTTCAGGCATATTTGTAATTGTTGAAGGTGACTGTATTGGCTGTGTTTACATGGCGATAAAGGATAGCGATGATACTTATGCAGAGTGCATAGTCGACCATAATTACGCTCAAGGTTCTGGTGATCAATGGGCTTTGTCTGCATTAGACTTTGGCTGCACAGCAAAAGAAGCTATCGAGTACGCAATGACTAAGGATTGTTATTCAGGAGGCAAAGTTCACGTATACGACATAGAGAAAGGCGAGTTTATCTAGACAATAAAAAGCCCTCGATTGAGGGCTTAGTTTAATCATTAAAGTTCGGTATCCACTTTAGTATCCAATCCACAAAGTTATCTCTCATTAGTGAATACCCTTTAATAGCTCATCAAAATAATCAGCACTGTCAACCTCAATAGCAGCTTTTTTAATTTCAGTGTCAGATTTAATGTTACTCACTGATTGAAATGCAGCGCCATGAGAAGAGTTTAAACCGGTATTCGCATGCGTTAAATTATCGCCTTGGTTCTTGTATTCGCTAGCTGCTTTTATTCTATCTACTTCACTAGATGGAATATGATTATTAAATGTTGGTGTTATTGTGTTAATGCTCATTATTCGCCCCTTGCTTTTTTAAGTAGCAGCTGTGCTTCATGAATTGTTTGCATGTCCATGTAGTCAGGTTCATTTTCCGTTTGATTTGTTATTCTGCTAGCTCTTTGTTCGTTAACCTCGTTAATAGCAATAAAAAGCTCTGCTGATAGTATCTCAATCATTTTATACATGTTTTTAGATTGGGACATTAAGTGTGCGTTGGCCTTTCCTTCATTAAAAACTGTAACCTTAGCTAAATCGAATTTATTATCCTTTGACATTATAGTGTAACCAAGAAGCTCCCACTCGCCCTGTGTAAATTTAGTATTGCTCATTATTCGCCCCTCCAAAAACTAACCAGGCAACAACCAATAAAGAAGCTGAACATATTACTATTTCAAATGTTGCTAAATCGTTCATGTTATTTGTCACCTTTGTTTGATTGGTTAGTAAAAAGCTCTGGTAGGTTATTATCATGACCTTTAACAAAATGAAATTCTCCGTCAGTATCAGTCAAGTACTTTCGTAATGTGCCGCGGTTAATTTTAAGTTCTTTAGCTAATAATGTTTTATTACCGCGGTAATATGGTGTTAATAATAATTTATTGATTGTCATTCGTTTATTTCCTTTAATTGATTTATGTAAATACTAGCATGTATAGTCGCACAATCAAAGTGCAAATAATAAATAAATAATGTGCAGTTAGTGCTTGACGATAGTACAACCATGTATTACTATTTACACATCGAAAACGAATCAACTTAATTAACAAGTGAGAAATATTATGACGATACTTAAGAGTTTTAATTCAAAAGTAGAACTTGGTGCTTACATCATCGTGTATGGCGGTGATTTATTTATTGATGAATGTCTCGGTATGTTTTATTTAATTAAGTAAAGCAATAGCCCGCTTAATTGCGGGTTTTTAGGTAGAAGATATTAACGGAGTCTTTATAAATGAGATAGGTGCGATTCCTATTATGTGGCGAAGTCTAGTGACTAGGACAAAGAGGTTCGACTCCTCATTATTGCGGTTGGTAGCCGATAGCCCGTGATACTTAGAAATAGGTATCTCGTTTATAAAGACTTATTTACAACGGAGATTACCAAATGAATAAATGGATTACGATTTCAATCAACCCGCCCAAGGTTGGTACGCCAATCACAGTCAGGACTGCTAATGAATTCGATCTTGGGTACAGTTACGAGACGTATGATTTTAGCGATGACGTATTTGATCAAGAAGAGTATGAGTCTGCTTTAGCGGCTAGTGATTACATTGAATGGATGGACTTGTCATGAATAACTACCAAGACCAAAGTAATAATGAGCCAGTAGAGTGCTCAGAATGTAAAAGCTCAATGACTGAGGTTGCAGATAAATACGGTCGTGACTTGATTTGCGATAATCCAGTTTGTTACCACGTAGTAGAATTAACCGAGGCAGAGCAATACGAAGCTGATGCAAAAGCTGACCATGTAACGGAGCAAATACCTAATGTCTAATTTTAAAGAGTTATACGAGCTTGATGTAAATCATAAAACAAAAGAAAAAAGCGGGCTTAAATACCTCTCATGGGCTTGGGCTTGGGCGGAGTTTAAGAAAGTTAACTCTGACGCTACTTATTCTGTTGACTTGTACGATGGTAAACCTTATCTAGGTGATGATATTTTGGGGTATATGGTATCAACAACTGTAACGGTGGGTGATTTGACTATACCAATGCACTTACCTGTACTGGATGGGGCGAACAAGGCTCAAAAGGCTGAAGACTACACTTACAAAACTAAGTATGCGGAAAAGGAGTGTAAGGCGGCTTCAATGTTCGATATCAATACAGCTATCATGCGCTGCTTAACAAAGAACTTGGCTATGTTTGGTCTGGGTTTGTATATTTATGCTGGTGAAGATATTCCAAGTGTTGATCTTACGCCTGACTTAATGTCGTTAAAAGATTTGGAGTTCCTTCGTAAAGGCTTTAGTGAGCAGTTAACTGAATCTTCTTTTTGTAGTCAATGGAAGTTAAATAAACTTGAAGACTTGCACCAGGTAAGCTTTGATAACGCAGTTAAATATATAGGAGATAATAAATAATGGAAATAACTATATTCAAAGAAATAACTACTGAAGGCGTAATAACCTCAATAGAAGAAAACAGCAAGAAGTATTATGACGGTTTATATGCTGATATGGATAACTTACCAGAGCGAACAATGGTAAAGAAAGGGGCTGCTGAAATTGGCGATATCATCAAGCTACTTAAAACGGCAAGTATCGCAATAACTAAAGCTAACAAGGCCGCGGTAAACAAGGAGCACGATGCGATTGTTGCAAGGCTTGAGTTAGCTAATAAACCGTTTACTGATTTACTTGACGCTTACAATGTTAAACGCAAAGTAATACTTGATGCTGAGAATGCACGTAAGCAAGCGATAATTGATTTAGATTTATTTAATCGCGATCATGAAATGGCATTGTTGATTGATAAAACTTACTTCTATGATAATGCCGAGGTTATTAGAGTTGAGGGTGAGCGAGAGGCTAAGTTGATAGCACAAGCCATTGAAGATGAAAGAGAGCAGCAGGCATGGAATAAAGAGCACCAAGAGCAACAGGCGATTAACGAAGAAAACGCACGACTAGCAAGTAAATCGCACGTAGGAAATGTAAACAGAGGTGCGCTAAGAGATTTGATGTACTTGGGGCTTTCTGAGAATAACGGCAAGGCTGTAATTGCAGCAATATCTAAAAACGAAATTAGCAACGTAAAAATTAATTATTAACCAATAGAGAGAAAAGAACATGGCTGGAGTAAATAAAGTAATAATCGTAGGTAACTTGGGTCAAGACCCTGAAGTTAAATTTATGCCAAGCGGTGAGGCGGTAGCTAACATATCGATCGCCACCTCTGAAACTTGGAAGGATAAACAAACTGGCGAGCAGAAAGAGAAAACAGAATGGCATCGTGTGTCGATGTTCGGTAAGTTAGCGGAGATTGCTGGTGAATACTTGAAAAAGGGTTCAAAAGTTTATATCGAAGGCAAGCTTCAGACGCGTAAATGGCAAAATACTGAAGGGAAAGATCAATACACTACTGAGATTGTTCTTCAAGGCTATAACGGTGTAATGCAAATGTTAGACGGTAAGCAGCAAGGAACGCCAGCACCTCAACAGCAAGGCGGATTCCAGCAGCAACAAAGTAACCAAGGCCAACAGCAACAAGCTCAAGGTGGATTCCAGCAAAACAACCAGCAGCAGCAACAAAATGGCGGGTTTAATAACCAAGGTCAACAACAACAACAAAACAGCCATAACTTTAACAATCAAAACTAAAGGCTAAATTATGAAGCGACTAGTACGTTCAATAAAGACAGGTATATTCTGCACTCAATGCGATAAATCAATACCAGTTAACACTAGTCGCATTATAGATGGTGGAATGCACAGCCATTACGAGTGCTTAAATAAATTAAAATTAAAGGTAAATACTATGAGTAAATGGATAAGTGTTAATGATAGGTTGCCTAATAGTTTTGGCTGGTTTTTGGTTATAGATGAATATTTACCATCTAAAGAAAAGCAAACTATGGGATTTTATGAGTGTTCAGACAGCCTTATGTGGCTACCGATAGACGGAAGGGCAGATAGTGATTCTATGAAAATAACACACTGGATGCCACTACCTGAGCCGCCAAAGGAATAGCAATGAAACAGCTAAAGCTATTCGTAAAACAAAATACTATACCACTTATAGTTTTAGCATCTATTTTATGTACGGGTATATCAATACTCGTTACAGTTAATTACATTATTAATATTTAAGGAAAAGTAAAGTGAATTTTAGATTGGTTACGTTTTCAACTAACGTATGTACAACTGGTAAGTTATACAATGGAGATGAATTAATTTGTCATACTATGGAGTTACCATGGCGCGATAATGTAGTGGATATCAGCTGCATACCTGCTGGTGAATACAGAATCAAAATGACTAACTCGCCAAAGTATGGGCCATGTTACAAAGTATTTAATGTTGATGGACGCACTGATATATTGATACACAAGGGTAATACTGTTGATGACACTCTTGGTTGTATCCTCCCGGTATCAACGTTTGGTTATCTAAGTGTAAATTCTGTTGATCATTTTGCAGGACTATCAAGTAAGAATGCTTACGATAAATTAATGAATATTCTAGCTGGTGACAATCATACGCTAACAATCGAAAGGTATTAGTGTTAAAATAAAACAGCGCTGTAATGGCGTGTAATGTCCATTTAATTAACAAGGTGATAATATTATGAAAGCTAAAAATTTACGTATGCCAGGCGGTAATAAGCCACCAGTAAAAGACTAAAATGTATTTTTACCAGTATATTTTAATAGTTGGATTCCTTTACCTTTTTACTTTTAAGGGGTTAAAGGTTCCAGCTATTTGTTTCTTATTTGGCTGGTCGGTATATTCCTATGCGGTAATTGGTAATGACGAGGTAAACTATTATGCTTTATCAGCAACTATAGAGTTTACTATCGCGTTTATCCTTAACTCTAGGTATAGGTTTGTTTCATATATTGGATACTGGCTTGTTTTACTTAATTTTTTTGGTTTTGTTGTTCATGATATAAAAACAGACTACCCCTACTATGATATTGTTTATGCTGTTTCATCTATCATTCAATTTCTATTGTTATTAGCCAGGACAGCATTTAATGGACTCACTCGATTACATAGGAAACATTTTGTGGTTCGTGCTGTTAATTTTGATAGCCGTGGCGCGTATGATAGAATGTGTAAAAATACACAAACGAAGAGTTCGTATCGATGAATGGCGAAAAAACAAAAAACATAGTCGATGCGGTTGCCTCGCATCCAAAGACTGCAGGTGTAATAGCGGTGGCTGTTAATGAAGTAAATATGCGCTTCACTGATTATGAGCCTATTGTAAAAGTAATATCCTCAACGCTTGGCATGATATTAGTATCCCTACTAATAATAAAAGCATCTATCGACATATATAAATCAGTAAAGGTTAAATAATGATTAGATCAATGACTCGCTCAATGATAAGGCCAATGATTACATCTTTGGTTAACCCTGATGACACCTTAAATGCCTATCGTTACAGTTTGGACGGTATAGGTAATTACATAACAATCCCTAACTTACCCTTAGTTGGTGGTGATATTATTACCTTTAAGTATAAGGGTGTTCAGCCACTATCAAATCAATACATAGTAGATACACGGGCTAGCGGCTCGAGTCAGTTTTTAATAATTAATTCTGGGGGTAACGTTCAGTTTTCAGGATTGACACTTGATGTTGATGGTGTTGCTTTAGGTAATGGTCAAGCGTGGGCTTTTGATAACGGCACCGAGCATACTATTAAGATAACGTCTACAGTGGCGAGTGATTTGACTAAGCTGTTTGTTAAGGATACATCCCCTCAAAATTACTTGTCTGGTGAGGCTTATGATATATCAATAACATGTGTTGCTGGAAATAGGTTTTACCCAGTAAATGACGGCTGGTCTAATAATCCTGTTATAACTGATACTTTAAGCGGTCAGGACGGGGTTGCTATCAACTTTAGCGAGGAAAGATGGTCTAATTATATATCCGGTTTTTGGTTGGTTACTGGTCAATCTTTATCAATAGGAACGTTAAACCCAGCATTCAATACAAAACCAAGCCAGCCCCAGATAGCTAGTAATTTCAATATGTTTAACCAAGTAGGATCTACAGGTGTACAAAACAGAGTACTGGTAGATTCTGACTTCTCTTCTTTAGTTCCTTATGAAGAGCAAGGCGAGTCAGGTATGTCTAGTTATTATACGCTAGGCACTACGCTTCTAGATGGGTCATCCACTTCTGAGAATACATGGATTCCAGCGGGTATGGGTGGCGCGTCAATAGAGGATATAGGGCTAGGCGGTGCGTACGCTTGTTATGCTAACCAGCAGCTAATGATTAAAAGGATATCAGAGCTAAGACCTTACGCGAAAGCAAACGGAATTGTATTTATTCATGGTGGAGCTAATTATACTGACAGCAAAACAGAGTACTACGATAAAATGGTTACATTCCTCGCTAACCAGGTGAGCGCTGTGCAGGCGGACTATATAGGGCAAGTGCCGTTAATGTATATTTATCAACATGGTGGTGAGAGAATTGTATCTGGCGTCCAAACAGCTCAACTACAGTTGTCAAAAGACGAGCTTGGCGTTTGCGCTGGTGCTACTTATTGGCTAAACAGGCAACACCCTAACACGTCCGATGGTGTTAACGGTTCAAATTCATTCGAGAGGATTCATTTAAACGTTTTAGGTTATCAATACTTAGGTGATATGTTTAAGAGAAGCATCAAGGTTGGTGGCTCGTTTAAGCCTTTACATGTTAACGATTACGAATGGGTTACCTCAAGTCAATTAAAGTTACATGTACATAACCCTGATGCGGGTTCGACGCTTGTTATTGATACTACTCAGCCAAACATACCAGCATTTGCGGGTAATGGCATTGAAATAGAAAGACCTGACGGCTCGCTTTACGCAGCTATCTCAGTCAGTGTGTCAGGTTTAGATATAACTGTTAATTTTGCAAATGATGTACTTATTGGTGATAGGGTTAGAATAGGTTTTACGCCTGAAGATATGAATTACAGTGGACCATTCATCCCTAACCCAACTGTCGGCTCTTACCCTAGTGCTATAGTTGGTACAAATATCAGAGGTAGTAATTTATTGCCTGCAAGTCTCGGAAATGATGGGTATTATGATTGGCTTGCTGTTGATGTGATAGCGACAGAATCAAAAGCTTCAGCTCCAACAGATACAAGAGGTAATAACTGCTGGAGGTCAGGGGCAAATCAAGGGACTGCTGGCTGGGGCTTAACAAGGGTTTTTAGTGGTGGGCAGATGAACGTGACTACGGATGGTACTTCTGTTTCGTATGGTATAGCTAGGGATCTTAAGTCAGCAGGTAGCAATAAAGAACATAGCACATGGAACATAAAAGCAGGTAATGCATATGAGTTTAGTGCGGATATAGCTATAGACACTGATATAGCTTACTTTCAATTATTTATAGGTGATGCAGGGGTTAATATACAAAAAAGCGATATAGTAGCGGGAAGGGTTACATTGCAACTAACTACCACTGTTAATTTTAACGTGATGGTTGCATTAAGGGAAAGGTCAGGAGAAGACATAACAGTATTCACTGGCCACCTTAGTAACATAGAGATTAGAGAGATTCTAACTTAAGCAGTAGTAAAGCTAATTTAACGAAGGTGATTTATGAAATTTACAGCAGACGAAGAGCAAACAGTATCAAAAGGCACATACAGCTACTTAGCTAACGTAGGTACGGGGAGTATAACCCTGAGTTACGCGCCAAGTGGCACAATGACACTATTAAACACCTCAGATATAACTGACGGGGTTGTTTCTACTAGTGGCACTGACTTAATCCAACTATCAACGTGTCGATTTAAGGCTGGTTTAACAGGTGATGCTACTTTTAGCATGACGAGAGCGTAAAGTAGAGTAAAAATAAGTGCATGATTCAATTGTGATTTATGCACTTCTCTCACTACGAATATAAGGCATCTTAACGGATGCCTTTTTTATGTTATAATTTAATCAAATAACGGCAAAGTAACGGCAAACAATGGCTAAGACTAAAACATCATTCGATAAAGAGAAGCAACCAAAGAGGCGTACGCCACGTGGAAAGAGTGAGCGCACAAAGATTTTAGATGCCATGAAGCGGCAAACAAGGACAGAAGAAGGTTTTTATGACGAATTGATAACAAGGGCGTTTAACCCTGATGACAATTTTACCTTTAAAGAGTTGTTAAACCGTATGTCTCCAATGCCTAAAGCGGTTAACCCTCTGTATAATTTTGACCTACCATTAAAGTCATTGCCTCATGAAAAGGCGGCTTTTATTTTAGATGCTATTGCTTCAGGCATTATACCTAGTGATGTAGGTAATCATTGTATACAAGCTATTAAAGCTATGATTGATATCGAAGAATATACTGACTTAAAAGAGCGCATTATTAAGCTAGAGGAAACTTTAAATGGGGGCGCTTAGTAAGCGATTAGATGTATTAGAGCCTCAGATATTAGCTCAAGCTGGCATGTTAGAGCACTCTGTTTACGGTATCGTTGACCGGGTGGATAAAATAGACGGGGTGTTAGTTCCTAATATAGTCAGAACATGGAAAGGCACAATAGGTAACATGCAGACAAGTACTGAAGTTGCTACGGTATTGCTAATTGAAAAGCTTGAGCCGATGATACTAAAGCATAAGAAATACAAATGCATGTTTGGCTCAAGGGGTGGTACCAAGTCTAGAATGGCTCAAGACGTAACGGCGGGCGAGGTCAATAGTCAAGGCTCGAAAGTGTTCGTATTACGTGAAAGGATGAAAGCATTAAAAGAAAGCATTTACGCAGGAATAGAGAAAAGCATAAAAGATTTAAGTCTTGCTGGTTTTCGAAGCGTACCAAGTCATTGGGAGATACGACACAAAACGGGCGGGAAGTTTACCTTTGGCGGAATGCAGAATATTATCGACATGAAGGGTACGAGTAATTATAAAATATTCTTAATGGAAGAGGCCGCAAAGACAAAGCAAAACACTATTGATACATTAGGGCCAACATTGCGCGATACTCCTGGCGCTGAACTTTGGTGGTTGTGGAATCCTGAATCAAGTCAAGACCCAATGAGTAAAGAGTTTATAAACCCTTATCGCGCTGAATTAGATAAGCAGGGCTACTATGAAGATGAGCATCATTTAATAATTAAAGTTTCTCACATTGATAACCCATGGTTTAAGTGGGATGAATCACTAAGCCAAGAGTTAGCCAAAGACAAAGTTAAAGTCGAGAAGGGTATTATGTCTAAATCAAGATTCGGATGGATATGGGGCGATAAGTTTAATGATGATATTGATTCAAGTGTTATAACTGAAGATTGGTTTAGCGCGTGTATAGATGCTCACATTAAATTAGGCTTTGAACCATTGGGCGCTAAGATTGCAGCATGTGACCCATCAGATACAGGTAATGATCCATGTGGTTACGCTGCTAGGCAAGGTGTTATATTTACTGATATCACAGAGATTGAAGCTAGTGATGGTAATCGTAAAATGGATTTGGCTTGTCAACGTGCAATTATGTATGGAGTTGATTCCTTTGGTTATGATGCTGACGGATTAGGCGCGACACTTCGCGACAATGTTAGTAAGGCATTTAAAGGTAAGTCGGTAAATATCTTTGCATACAAGGGCAGTAGTAAAATACATGACCCTAAAGCACAATTTAAAAGCGAAACAACAACACTAACGCAGCGTAACGAACGCTTGAAGAATGAAGATGTACTTAGCAACAAGAAGTCACAAAACATTATTAATACTGCTGAGCGCATACTAAGAACTTATGAGGCGGTTGTTCTTGGTAAGTATCACGACCCTGACACACTGATAAGCTTTGCTAGTTACGATAAAGAAACCGGATTAGGTATCAAGCGTGAAATGATGGAGAAGCTTAAGGCTGAAGCATGTAAGACTCCAGTTAAGCCGGGTGACACTATTAGGTTCTACACTAAAGAAGAGTTGCGAAAGGGTATCTTGATGCCTGATGGTAGTCGTGTGTCAATACCTTCTCCTAATTTATTTGACGCTGTTGTGGTATCATTAGATAAAGCAAGTGTAATAGAAAAAATAAAACACAAAAAATTAGTCTTTGACTCTATTTGTTAAATAGGAATGTAGAAATGGCAACAGATATAGATTTTAGTAAACATGCTAACGTACTCAATATGATTACCGAGGCTCAAGATTCAAACAGCGACATGCGGCAGGGTGTTAGGGATGCTAAATTATTCCTTAATAAACGCGATGGGCAATGGGACCCGTATGCCATCAATAAAATGAATGGCAGATTTCGCGGAACCTTTGATATGTGTACGCCTATTGTTGATCAAATAAGTGGCGAGATAGATCAGTCTGATTTTAGCTTGAAAGTTGCACCTATTAGCGGCGAGTCATCAATGGACACTGCCAAGGTGTACAACGGCTTAATTCGCAATATTAAAAACATATCTAACTTTGAGCAAGTTTCTAACTCTGCCTCTCGCTCTAATGTTATAGGTGGCTTCGATGCTGTCGAGGTTATCCAAGATTACGTTGACGGTAATACTATGGATCAAGACTTACTTATCCAGCACGTACCTAACGCCGTAGATTCTGTATGGTTTGATTTAGGTTCAGTAAAACAAGATGCTAGTGATTCAAGGTGGGGCGTTAAGTTAATATCAATACCCGCAGCTGAATACAAAGAGAGCTATCCAGAAGGTTCCGATCAAAGTATTGGTGATGATAAGCAATCTGAAGCGTTCTTCAATAAAGCTGACGCTGTGGTTATCGGTAAAATTTACTATAAGAAAAAGCGAAGCGTTGAATTAGTTGAAATGACTAATGGCTCTGTATATGAAGTTAACGATGATTTTAAAAAGGTCGAAGATGAATTAGAACAGGCTGGGGTTACAGTTCAATTAAAGAATAACGGAGAAGAAAAGCGCAGGACTAGAAAATCATGGCGTGTTCACTCTCGCCTATTTGATGGCGGTGGTTGGCTTGAAGATGAAGTCGAGACTGTTTTCGATAGTATTCCGTTAGTTCCTATTTACGGAAACTTTGAAGTATTTGAAAACAAGTTGATTTACTTCGGTAAGATTGAGAAACTCTATGACCAGCAGCGTATTTTAAACTACGCCATGAGTCGTGACATTGAAGATGGCGCGTTATCTCCTTCACCTTTCTACTGGATGACAGACGTACAGATCGAAGGTAATGATTACTCTAAGATGAATACTGATCGCCACCCAGTAAGAACTTATAATCCAGACCAGGAGGCTCCTGGAGCACCTATGTGGTCAGGCGGTGTACAGGTCAGTAACGGATTACAAACAACCATCGCTAACACTCAGCAAATGATATCAGCAAGCTCCAATAGTTTTAACGCTTTACAAGGTAACGCCAACCCTAATCAGAGTGGCATTGCTGGAAGTCAGCAGATAGAGCAGGGTAATACAGGTTCGATTAAGTGGTTTGAGTCTAAAAAGATAATGGAATGTCAAATCGGAAAGATATTAATACCCGCAATACCTAGAGCTTACGACTCAAGAAGGCAGGTAAGAATAATTGAAGAGGACGACACTAGCTCAATGGTAATGCTTAATGACAATATATTTGATGCTGAGTCAGGTCAGAATGTTGAACTCAATAACTTATCAAAAGGACTGTACGGGGTTACTTGTGAATTTGGGCCAGCATTTAACAGTCAGCAAAAAGAAACTACTCAAGCATTCTTGGATATGGCAGCTATCGACCCTAGCTTTTTACAGCAAGGTAAAGATATCATGCTTAAAAACTTGGCTGTACCTGGTATGGATCAAATGGCAGAGAGAGCGCGAGAAGAGCTACTTAATGCTGGTATGATTCCTGAGTCACAATGGACTGATGAGGAAAGGCAGAAGATTGAGCAGCAGCAAGCCGAAGCACAGAACCAACCACCTCAAGAAGACCCTATGATGATTGCAGCTAGAGCGGAAGAGTTAAAAGGTCAAGCCGATATGACTAACGCTCAAGGCAATCAGCAGATTAAAATGGCGGAGCTTCAGATAAGTAATAGACAGCTTGACCTTAAAGAGCAAGAGTTGCAGTTAGATGCTGCTAAGTTCCAGCGTTCTGGTGATGCTAAGTTTAATACTGAAATGATTGCTGCAGAACAAAACCAGCAGAAGATTAACAATGACTTTGCATTAAAGCTTGAGGCGTTAGAGCAGCAGTATGATAAAAACCTTAACAATGAAATAAGGGAGAACATGAGGCTAGCTGAACAAGCCAATAATATTACACAGTAAATAATAAAGCCGCCTCTCGAATGATTGGCGGCTTTTGTTTAGTTTAAGTACCAGTAAAGCAATGGAATTCCTATTGCTGCAATAACTAAGAATGGAATAAACCATACTTTAGTGTCATCAACTGCCTTACCTGTCATTGGGAATAGATCCACTATTAACACTCCTTCTTAGTATTATTAAAACAACCTTACGCATGCAGCTATCTGCATATCAGCTATAGCCCTGCTTCTGTTTGCTGCCATTTGCGCTTGTTGCATTCCGTGGTCAGCGGCTAACTGGATTTGCATGTTAGCCGCTGAGAAGTTACCATCATAGCCACCCATACCGACATTTTGCATACCTTGTGCGTATAAGTTAGATAAAGAGCCTCGTTTGTTAATGTTCATTTGACGATCCATCTGAGCATTATATAAAACAGACTCAGCACGCCACTTACCCAAGTTAATAAGAGCTCTATCATCAACTTTAGGCTTTACTAGTATTCTAGGCTTCTTAGCGTAAACACTAATGAATCTTTTAGGCCGATACCCGAAGAACTTAAATTGATCAGCACGACGAGACTCTTTATCAAAAGGGAATCCAGTACGATTAAATCTAGATTTGTCTATTGCTTCACCTGTCTTTAATAACTCCTTACGCCTTACCCCGTCCCACATCAGCTGCACCCCTTCTTAGTTACCTTGTAATCAATAACCCTAACCCCGTTACGCGAGTACTCCACACCACCACAACACCCAAGCTCGCTGAATGGCTCGACCACCTCTTCAATCTCATAACCGCTAGCTTCGATAAAAGCTCTTAATAGTTTATCGTTCATCTTTCACCCTTTATATTAATAGTAATAATGTTAATTGTCTTTCGCACTCAACTCTATCTGCCTCACATATAGATTCGAGCTTCCTCTCAATACTTTCTAGCTTCTTGTTTGATTCAACGACCAATCCAGCACAAAAAACAATCACTACAAATAAAATAAAAGCCAGTATCAAATTAAATAGTTTATCTGTGTTATTCATCTACTTAACCTCTACTGTTAATGGCTTAATGTTTTCGACTGTTTCTTCATGAAATCCATTGCTTGATGATTGAAACACACGCAACTTCTCGGAGTATATGCCTTGTATGCCCTTGGCCTTTCCGTATTTCCCCCTTATATCAAACTGATAAGCCTTGCCACCTATTAGCGTGATAGGTGGCGTTAGTGACTTAACCCGCATGACTTCTCTTTTTTCATAAAAAGCACAAAAGTTATTGTGTGAGTGTCGAAATAAAACACCATAGTCGTTAAAGTACTCAATATACCCCTTAACCCCCTCATCATTTGATGCAAGTACCAATATAACTTCCATGTTAGCGTTAGGCATTACCTTATTGTCAGCCATTTCTTGTGTGAATACTGGTGATTTACTTTCTAATTCAACAGATTGATTTTTCCTGTTTGCCACAGGCACATTACCTAATGATATTTCATCTCGGTAGTTTGATAGCTCGTGCATGTTTCCATTACCCATGTTAGAGGCTAGTAAGTCTACGTAGGCGATGAATTCTTCACAGCTACAGATAACAAGAAACATATCTGACCGAAAGCCAGTGCAACCAGTTACTGCATCGCCAATGCATTCGCTAGGTTCTTCACGGCTATAAATAAGACGCTCTAAAATTAAATTATCACCACACCCTTCATTGTCCGCTGGGAATTCATCAGCTGGACATTCACCTTTAAACTCTATAACAGCATCACGCACAGTCTTTTTAATTGTTTTCATTATTTAGCCTTAATTATTGTAATATTTATGATGATACAGAGTACCGTAAGAGTAACTGATGACTCCAGACCGAAAGAGCTACCGTGCGAAGCTGAAAGGTAAGCTAATGGCAAGGTAATGCAATTATTTACCACTATCAAAGTAAATTTATTTAATTTATTTTTCATTATTTAGTCTCTTCTATTATTTCTACCGCAAAAGGCATCTCACTATCACAGTTAAAGGCCATTTTGAATGATTTCATACCATCCATTCTCATGGGTGCTGTTGTTATTACGGTGTCGGTGCTCCTTAGCTTTTTAGCAGGCAGCTCAGCGTCAATTAATCTTTGCGTTCTTGCTATAAAATTAATGGATTCAGCTAGCTTGTCTGCATACTCTAACGCATGACGCCGAGAGTCACTCGAATCTTTTTTAGATATTGATTTGAATATACTATCCATTATTTAGCCCCTTCTTAGTTAGTTGACGTACTGCCATGTTAAAATTACCTTCACAGAATAAATCCGCGTAGTCCTGTATTTGCTTTTCCATTTCTTTAAAATCTATCAATTTCTTCATGCTTACCCTTATATGTAAATGATATGCTAAGTATATACGCTCAATATCACTAGTCAACCTTATTATTTAATTAAATTACACTTAGTCAATCACGCTAAATTCTAGTCATTTGCACTAATAAGTTAATGTGTTAAAATACACGAAGAAGTGGTCAATTTGATTACTTCTAGGTCAACAGTTAACCTTTAATAACTGCTCAGTCGAAAGACTATGCCATTAGGTCGATATAACATGAGTGATACTCCGCAAAACGAAGAAGTGATTGACGAGGTAGTTAACACTGAACCCGTAACAAATGATTCTGTACTAGAGTCGGATACTAGTAGCCCTGTACAGGCTGAATCTGAAGTACAAGTTGATGAAGCAGCAGTTGCACAAGAAAAAGCAAACGCAGCGTTTAATAAGCAGTACGGTGAGAAGAAACAACTAGAGCGTGACTTAGCAGCACAACGTGAAGAAAACTCTAGATATCAACAAGCCGAACGTGAACGTCAAGCGGCAGCAGTGGGTAATATTCCACCTATGCCGGATAGTTTTGACGAAGATTTTGACGTTAAAGTAAAGCAGCGTGACGAGGCAATCATTGCTAACGCTAATTATAACGCACAAAACAACGCTTATTTGCAGCAAGAGCAGCATAATCAACAGCAAACAGCGCAAGCAGCACAGCAGAAACAAGCGGAACTTGCAACCAGCTTCACAGCTAACGCAAAGAAAACGGGAGCCACAGACGAAGAGTTTAATTCAGTAGTTACTACTCTTAATAATGGCGGAATGACCCCTGATATTGGCAGTGCGATTATGTCAGACCCAGACGGTTATTTTATTGCTA